CTAGTCGCAGTTCCACTTGGATAATCATTTAATAATAAAGTTATTTTTGAATTACCTGTAAGTACTTTAAAATCAGGTACAAATCGTCTCATAGACATAATAAATTCCCCATCACCTCTAAAGTCTGCCATTCCTGTTGATTGACCGGTGATATCTCTTGTTGCCGATATATCAAAATCTCCAGATTGAATATAAGCATTAATAGAAGTAGTACCACTGCTATCGACTTGATCGGTTCCGGTTTCATGAGCATAGTAAGTTGATGCACCATATTTAGCTGTTATTCCTTGTATTGGAAAATTAGGTAATGCAGTTTTATCGTATGCAGTTGCATAAGGAAGATTAAAAACACTTTGATCTAAATAAGAAGTCCTTGCTAAAGAAGATGTTGTCCAAACATTTTCCGCATAATTAAATGTAACACATCTATTTATTTGTTCAGAACCTGAAGCAGGATAAAACCAATTAATTTCATTGTATAAAGTATTATGTTCACAATATACTAATTGACTAGAGTTATAGTTTAAACCTAGATTATCTCCAGTTGTAGTAAATACAAAATCTTCTACTAAACATGGTATGGCTTTAACCGTACCATCATACATAAAGAATCCACCTTCACCCGACATCCAAAACACAATACCATTAGAATAACTTAATGCGTTTTGACCTATTAATCCACAGTTAGTACCCACTTGTCTCACACTAAATGTAAATGGTGGACCAACATATTGAATTACATATGCTGAAGTATCTGTTAGTACTAATGTATAATCTTTTCCTGATACTGCTCCGACAATTTCATTACCTTTATCAAGTCTAAAAGTTCCTGCAGTATTCGTTGCGGTTGGTTGATAAGTATTATAATCTTCTTGGTTAGAAAATCTTATAAACATTGGATCTTGAGTTGTGTTATCTCCAATGGTTGTTTCAGTTCCAAAATGAAATAAATGTCTATCTCTATCGGACACTTGAGTTAAAAGTGTTTTAGTAGGAGCACCAGACATCAGGGTTGCTCTGTTAGCTCTAGGAGATGCAGCTCCTGCATTCCAAGTAAATGTTTCACCATTGTGAATAGTTGCAATTAATATTTGACCAAAGTTATCAAGACTCCAGATCCCTGGATCCAGAATTACGTTGCTAGTTGAACTTTCCGTACCCCAAGTGTCTGAGCCCCAGGTATCTGTACCCCAACCAAAACCTGCAGTTTGAAATGTTGGACCGACAATTATATATGGATCAATTTGAGCTGAACCTGTCCCTGAAGTAGTACCTGCTGAAGTAGAAGGCATAATAATCTCAAATGTATTTGAAGTTTTATTTCTTACTTCAAAAGTGTTGTCTTCAAAATCGGATGTTGCATAACCTGAACCAGTCGGTACTGTAACAGATGAAAATGTAATATATCTTCCATCTTGTAATCCATGTGCAGTTTTATTAACTGTAACGGTTGCAGAACCTGTTGTTGCATCAAAGGTTGCACCTGTAATTACATCATTATCTAATGGTGTAATGTCATAAAACTCACCTGCATAGTATAAAAATAAACCTTGAGATGTACCGATTGCTACATATTTTTCACCGGCAATAGAAGTAAAATCATGTTGTGCACGTGCTACACCTGGTAAGGTTTTATTAGAATTAGTAAGTTGTGACCAACCACCTATTTTTTCAGGTAATCCATATCTAAATCTAACAAAGTCACCATCAACCCATTGAGACTCGGCTCCTGAATCCGTGACCATTTTATTAAAACCGGGTTTGAAGTTAAGTTTTTGTAGCATACTTTAAAATATACCAGATCATGTGTTATAGCAAGATTTCTTATCTAGCTGTTGTTGGTATTCCTGTAGATGTAGTGAATGGAGATTCAGCGAAAGCCATGTAGATGTATGTTGCACCAGATGTGTTTGTTTCTGCATCTATATTACGAATTTTTACCCCATTACTTACAAAATCTATATTACTTGAAAATTCAACATTATTAGTATTTGGTCGTAATGCTAAATCTGTTACATTAAAACCACTTGTACTTCTTTTATTATCAAAAATTCTCCAGTTATTTCCAGCAGCATCAATTTTTTTCATAATTACCATAGCTGGTTTAAATCCTGTATAAACAAATGTTCCATCTGAACTTCCATTTCCTATGTAAGTGCCAAACTTACTAAATCCTTTTTTATCTGCGAAGCAGTAGGCAATAATATCAGCTGAACTTCTATTATTATCTAATCCACCAGAACCAAGTCCAAATACAGAAGATGTAGGTGCAGAAGTTCCCCAGTAATTAGAAAATGTTCCTTTTGCATCTGTATTATTTAATATAATATAATCATTTGTTAAATTTGAAAAATTTTTATTCCAACATACCCAATTTGCACCAGCATTTGTTCTGTCTTTTACTATAATCATAGCAGGAGTTACACCTAATCCATGACCAACAGTAGCTGTACTTCCAGTTCCAGTATAACTTACAATACTAAATCCACTTGTAGTGTTTACTGAAACTGTGCTTGTGATACTTCCATTTATGTTTGAACCTGTTGTATTTGAAGCTAACCAGTTCCAAGATACATAAATATCGCTTGCTGCATTAACAGCACCAGCAGTACCTAAAGTAAATCCGTCACTATCAAAAGAATTTAATAGAGTTGTACTTGTATTTTCTGCTTGATTTCCGTCAGGTACTAATCTTTTTCCAGCACCTCTAACACTGTCAAATAATCTATGGCTTCTATTAATGTTTCTACATTTTATCCAAGTTTCATCTGGTTGAAACCCAACACCAGTAATAGATTGTGTTGAGCCATTACCAGTGTAAAGAACAGTATTAAAATATAAATCTGGTTTATCTATATCTGTGTAAGCCATTATCCAAACTCCGCTAAATTTTTTGTGTTAAGTGCATAATGATCTGCTGGAACTGATTGTTTAAAGTCTCCATAACCAGCTGCATCTGTATTTCCGCCAGCAGTTGTTGCACCAGCGAAAGTGCTGTCTTGACCAAAATTTACATCAACTGTTGGACTATTGTATCCTACAAAATGTGGCAACCATGTTATATCCGTATTAAGACCAGTTTTAGTTCCTGATAATGTTCCATTTTTATAGGCTTTAAAAGTTCCATTATCAACATCCATAGAAATACCAATCACATCTCCATTACCATAACTAGATCCCCATCCACCAGTAGCACCTCCAGCAAACTCTAAACTTCCGCTACTTTTGTAAGTCCATCTCTGATAATCATTTCCACCTGGAGGAGTTGCTGGCGCTTCAGCTATTCCAATTTGATAATCTACATTTCCTGATCTAGGTCTAAATTCATAATACCAAGATCCTTTAGACATACCCATAGTTCCCATGTATTGAGCAACGTTACCTCCAGGAGCTGAGTATTGTAAATTTCCTTGTGCAAGATTTGTTGCATTGACCTCATGTAAAGGATTTATAGTACACCAGTTATTAGTACAAGTATCAGGCATCTGATCATTTGAAGTTAGATTAACTACAGTAAAGTTATTGCCATTACCGCTATCGTCTTGACCCAATGCAGCAGAGTTTTGAAATGGTAAATAAAATCCATTTGTGCCAAAGGTTAAACCAGATACAGCTATTGGTTTCCATATTCCTGTGTCAACATCAAATTCTCCAAATGATGTTGGGGCTAGTTGTTGTCCGTCAATTAAAACAAATTCACATAAATATCCGTCAAAAAAACCTGATGAAGCACCACCAATTATTCCTATTTGATGGAATGAAGTATTATTAATATCTGTTTCATAATTTAGTGATGGATAATCAGATGTTTGAAAATTAGTTACTTGATTACCATTCACATATATTTTAATTCTATTAGAAGAAATTGCTTGAGTAGTATCAAAAGCAACAACAATGTGATACCAAGCACTAGGATCTCTAAAAAGTTGAGTAGTTGTCAAACGAAAATCATGAGAACCACTATATTTTCCAACAGTCAAAGCATTATTTACATTGTCTCCAAACATAATGTATGTTGGATAATTTACACCACTTGGTGAAGCACCAAATATTTTATCTTCTCCGTCTTCTCTGGTTTTTTTTACCCAAAAAGAAACAGTAAATGTTCTACGATTAGTTGCAGTAGAAGGTGTTCTATTTAAATTCTCTGAACTTCCATCATCAAATCTTAATGAGTTATCAACGTCATATCCAACTGCTAATTGATTGCCGCCAAGAATAAGCACTTTAGATTACCTCCTCTGGCCACTCTCCTAAAGGTCTTGTCATTACAGGATTTTGTTCTGTTCCTGTATTTACATAATCATATAATCTTTTTAAATCTTCGATAGTACCACAAGCATTAATCATGCTTTCCATTTCATTTGATTTAGCTCTAACTGCTGCTCTATAAGTTGTAATATCTGCAGGTACAGTATAATCTGCAACATCACTTGCTTTAATAATATACCAATCTGTTTTAGCTAATAAATTAGCTGCTTGATCTTTTACAATTCTTTTCTTTTCAGTTTTTAAACCATAGTTAATTACTTGAATACCATCTTCTAATACAGGGTTGCCATCTTGATCTACTGCGTTTTCATCATTTAATCTTCTAGGTGTTGCAGTTCCCCAAGATTCTGTAACTTGACCATTTGCAAATGCAATAGTTGAATTAGTATTATGGTAGTAAGCAGGATCTTTGTAATTTGATTTATCAACAATGACTTCATAAATACCAATAGCTTCTTTTTCAGCTTTACTCCATTTCATGAATATATCAGCAGAATACTGATTACCATTTAACACGAAACCTTTTCCGTAATTAAATGTTTTTGTCACTGCTCCATCTTGTACTAATGCCCACATAATTTTTCTCCTAACTTACCGTTAAATTTGTGTTTCTTCCTACTTCTAACCATTTTGTTCCATTATATTTAAAAACAAACAAATCTGCTTTATTTGCAGTTGTGGTTAAAGTCGGTGCGGTATTACCTTTAAATTCGAAAACTGCATTCCAAGTTAAAGTTCTACTGCCTGTTACATCCTGTATTACCACTAAATTAATGAATTGTCCAGAGGCACCTCCAGTTGGAGCATTTAAAGTTCTATTGCCACCTAACGTTACTTTTGCGACAGGAGAGGCATTTACAGCCCAATCTATAGTCGCTCCATCTGTTAAAGTAGCATCTGCGTTATAAATAGCATCATTAAATTTAACTAATCCAGTACCTTTTGTAGTGATTTCCATACCAACATTTGTATCGTCTCCGGCTACAGATAATGCTGGATTATTACCAGTTGCAGCATTGGTCATTTCAAAATAATTAACTGCAGTGGTAGCTTTTTGAAAAATTAATTGTTCATTATCAGAATCATCTCTAATTCCTTTTGCATCATCAAATAAAATATCAAATGAATTTGTATCTAGATCTCCGCCCAATTGTGGAGAAGTATCATCTAAAACTTCTTGAATTGCATTATCAACAAATGTTGAATCAACAACATTAG